GTGCCAAGCCCCACGGACAAAGCATCGTCAACATCCATGCCTTGTGCTAAAGCTACTTGAGTTCTGACTAAGCCGTTTACTAACAAGCCTTGGTCTACACCTGCTCTATCAAGCAGTTCGGGGGTAAGTCCCACTTTACTAAGAGCAGAGCTAGTAAGATCTGGGCCAAAAGCCGCGAGTACGCCCGCAGCAAGATTACCGCTAATAGCACCAGAACCCACTTGTGCAGTTGCGTATAGAACTTTTGCTGTGGTGTAAGCAGCGTTTGCCGCTTGTGCCGCTTGTGCTGTAGCCGCAGTAGCATTAGCTCCGGTGTTTGCGGCATTTGCCGTATCGGCGGCTTGTTTAGCGTTACTTAGTTTTTCAGCGGCAGTTGCACCAATAAAAGCTAATCCTGCATTTTTAAGTACGTCATCAAAATCACCACCAGATACAACAGTCTGCCCTGCGGCTACTGCTGCGGTAGCAGCGGCTTTTGATATACCTAACGTATTTGAAAGCATCCCCGGCAAGTAATACGCAGCAGCGATGGAGGCAACAATCTTAAACGCTTTTTGAAAATCCCTATCCCTAGACTCATACGTACGCATTTCGCCGTACGTAAATGGATCATATAGATACGTAGATCCGTCTTTTGTCTGGCGCATGGGGGCAACATCATACTTACCGTACAATGCTTGAATCATTGGGTCTTCTTCAAACGCAGTTTTTATTGCGTCTTGGTATCCCATCCCACGAGTTAACTGTAAATAAGGTATCTGCTCTTGGAGAATAGGTTCAAGAAACGAATGAAGTTCAGCAAGTTGTGCTTCTGAAGAACCCGTATGACTTTTTAAGTTGCCACCAAACCGACCCAATTTTTGTGCTACAGGTGAAAAATCTACTCCGTAGTATCCACCAAGAATAGTAGCTATCTGTTCAGGAGACTCGGCAATAGATAGCACCGCGTAGGCGCTTTGAGCTTCGGCCTCATTTCGCTCTTTGTTTGGGTCAAATATGTCAGTAAGGTATTCAGGCGCATCTGAATTCTTCATGTAGTTTTCAGGTGACACAGACACTTGTAATGGCCCGTCTCTTCCTCTACCGCCGCCCTGATTAAATTTAGCGCCGCCGGTATTTCTATACCCCACATCTTTCAGCGTGGGCATAATAAGATCTTCGTAGGTATCGTCGTACCAGTCATCGACGTTATCTACATCGTCTATTTCGTAATAGTTAGCACCCTGCGTCAATACATCTTTGTATTTATTAATAAATGCTTGAACAAAGTTGGTAGCCATTACGACACCTCCAGCAGGCTAGCAACAACGTGTAACCTGTTAGCAGTGGCGGCAGTAACTTTTAATGTTTCAGATTCTTCTACCACTAGAGGCGCGGTAAGTAGTTCTACTGTGGTATTTGCTCCCACCGCTTTAACCTTGAATAAGCTAAACACTGCACTATCAGCATCAGTAATAGTTACAGTAATAGTATCTGCGTTACCAGAGTCCTCGGACACTAGAATAGACTTAACAATGCCTCTCTTTGCTGTTGGGCAGGTGTACAGCGTGGTTGCGTTAGTAGTAGTAAGATCTACCTTGGCATTTCTGTACAGATTAGACATTAGCTAAAAAACCATCCAGCAGCTTGTGCTTGAGGGGATGTGCTAGCATCCCGCACTGCTTTGTCAAGCTGAGAAAAATACAGCCGAAGTGCATTGTTAAACTGATTGAAGTCCCGCTGGTTGTACTGCTGTGGTGGATTCGGCAGGGCAGGGGCTACAAAGTCTATGTCATATCTGGTGGTATCTACAGGCACTATCGTCTCCCATCGGGGCGTATATCAAGTCGAGGTGCCCCTAACTGCCACTGCACACCCAAGTCTGCGGATTGTACCTTTATAGATAACTGTCTACCACGCACACGAGTATTTACTTGTGTAGTGTACTTTTCTACTGGCACCGTAGCAGAACGAGTTACCGTACCACTGCTAGACCCGCCTTCAGACAATGGATCGTTCCGCCCAGAACCAGACGACTGCAAAGGCAGTAGCTCAAACGTAGCCGCAGGGCTTTCGGCAGTAGACCCCTCAAACGTAATATCAGGAAGCAAACGTCGTATAAACGAGAACCTATCACCATCTTCTATATCGAACTCACCAGAAGTAATGAATGCAGTAATAGCCGCCCTTGTGCCACTTTCGTTGTCGTCTACACCGTCTTCGTGCGTGACTAGATTGTTACTATAAGTAGCCGCAACGGGGAGTTGGCGTATACCAGTATCTAACCATGCAGACCTAGCCAAGCTGCCAAAGTACCAAATCTGTTGCACGTAATTATAAACAACGTATTTATCTACAGTTGAAGAACTGTTTGACGGGTAAAACCACCAGACCTCATCAAAACCCTCATTAGTACCTGCAAAAACTTGTTCTACCTGTTCTTGATTTATGTCATTGAAAACGTGTCTTTTTAACGCACAAGGTAGGTTTTTAACTCTGCCATCGTACGCATAGAAAGAATCTGCACCCATCCAATAAGTTATATCATCAGCATATACTGCGGCATTTTGTGAGGCTATAGATACGTTATCTCCAAGCAACTGAGACCCCCATACAGCAGGTGCACCCACATACTGTAGAGAATAGAGGGCTGAATCAGTCCAGACTAAAATTTCTTGACGAGACTGTAGAGCAGTTACTATTTCTGACCCTTTAGAAAGACGTAAATCCCCTGCTTGATTGTTAGCTGCGGGCGTCCAATTTACAACACTTTCTTGATCTGACCACCGTACCAACATTGGATCTTGTACAGCAGACCCCAACGTATTAGCACCAAAGCAAAATACAAACCGGCTTACGTCAGATACCAATATGAAGTTCTGTTTGGTTGGTGTGTTAGAAGCACCTGACAGAGCGGATAACTCTACTGCCCGTGTGGTAAGCCCGTTAGTGGCATCCCAGTAGTAGATACTGTTACCACGAGGGCCAAACACTAAGTCCTCTCCAAAATTAGATTGGCTCCATAGCCTCAATGAATCCGTAGACACAGCTCCGTTACCCCATGTGCCTTCGCTCCACCCACCAGCACCCCAGCCAACTAATGGTACGGCAAACTCTGGGCCTACATTTATTTGGTATTTTGCTGTTACAGAGCCGCCGCCAGTGGCAGAAGATGAGGCTGCACTGCTTGATTCTATGGTGTATGTGTTGCCAGTAGAGTACGTTATCTGAAACTCGCCATTTAAGGTCAACCCACCTACGGCAGATGCTCCGCTAAACGTAACAAAATCACCGTTTACGTAACCCCCATTGGCATCTGTAACCGTCACCGTGGTAGACCCAGAAACAGTCGTAAAAGGGTCAGTAAGAGACACGCCAGACGGCGTACGTTCAGGTGTTATATCGAAGTAGACTCCACCCTTTTCTATGTAAAATTTAAGATTGGTGCCGACACCGAGCAGATTCTGGCCTTCTAACGTAACCCAGTTGAATAAAGAACGTGCGACACCTAAAAACGTATTGCCGGATATTTGCTGCCACCCACCTATCTTTTCAGGAAACCCTGCACGGAAACGTACTTTATCGCAGTCGGCCCAGCCCTGCTCATCTACATAACGAGTGACTTCTTTGTTTACTCCGGGCTTTAAGACTACTTTACGTAACGTCATTCTCTATACACACCCGTACGAATTATCTCGGTTACTCTAACAGCACGATTGCCTACCTGAGAAGCCCATTTGCTATCCATGAACTCATCAGCAGCCACATCAAACTGCTCACGCGACATAGCCTCCAGTGCCTTCACAAAGCCGCGCAATCTGGTCAGACCGAGGTTGAAACACATGTCAATCATTGCATCCTGACGCGCTTCGTTGATGCCGTTGAACCAGTAGTATGTGTCTTCAAGCTCTTCCTTCACACGCGCTATATCATTCGCCAGCAAGTATTCGATCTCGTCATCAGACAACCCAAGGCCAGACTCTGAGATATTTCTGCCCACACCTATCGTTTCGTAGCCTGCACTACACACATATACCTTAGATCGTACACCTTCGTGTAGCTTCAGCATGTCTATTAGCTGAGTCATTACTTCTCCCGTGCTACGCCATTAACCCTCTCGTAGGAGCGCATAGCGCCCAATCCGAGCATGCCCATCATAACGGGCACTAAAAGCGTTGTATCTACCTCTGGCACATCTACCCAGATGCCGAGCACATTAGCGATAATAGTGTTGTACAACAGCCCTACCGCACAGATCCAGCCGATAGCAGGTCGCCACCCAGCTACAAATAACGACTTATGTGCAGCTTCCATCTTGTTGATTTCAAGCTGGCCCTTGAGAGCTTCTTGGGCGTGACGCTCAGACATCGTAGCAATCTCATGTGCCAACACATTCTTCTGATCCTTGTCTTCTATGAACTTGTCCAGTAGTCCAGTGACCGGCCCAACGAGTGATGCAACAATACTCATAATTTATTTCCTATTTGACCATGCTTGTGCGCCAAAAAACGCAGCTAGGATGCCTGCAACACTGACAAAATAAACTGCTGCCATATCGCCCAAGATAGATGCAGCTTGGTTCATCCCGAAGAACTCACTGACAACAACAAGCGATGGATAGAGCAGCATTCCCCATAGCGCAAACCAACTCATGGCACGTTGAGCATCTGCTCGTTCATGCCGCAAGCGCAGCTCCTGCAACTCTCTGCTTGTTTGCAACTCTTCATCAGTAACGATGCCATCACCATCCGCATCGTATTCGGCGTACTCACTGCCGTCTTCTAAGCGTTTTGCTGCCATTTCAGTCCCATGTTTTTGTGTTAGCTGGCACCCGCTTCGGGATGCAATATGCCGTCACATTCTCCTGCATCTGGTAACGGTTGTTGATCTTAGTTTTACCCGTCGAGATGTAATACGCAAACGTGTTACACCGTGTAATGTCTCGAAAGTAGAATTGATCGGGTATTGGCTCGCCGTTAATGACAACGACTAACAAGAAGGCCATCATCCGAATATCTTAATAACGATAAAGATGGTTCCAACCGCTATTAACCCCCCAATCAGGAGCGTCGTTCCTCCTACTAAAATCTGGCTGATAAGAATAGCACGCTCTTTTTTCTTTCGAGCTAACATCGCTAAGTGCCTCTGTCGTGCTTCTTCCTGTTCTTTTTTGGCCCTTTTGAAATCGTCCAAGAGCTTCGGGTCGGCAACCAAAAGCAAGTCATTTACGCTTTGCCAATGCCTCTCATACTGCCTACGAAGCATTTGTATTTTGAGGATGTCATTTTGGCTAAGAGCCTTGAACGTAGAGTTTTTACGGTCTACTTCAAACGTGTTAAGGGCTTCTCCAAAGTCGGAGATCAGTCCCATCGCCTGCTGCACGCCCGAACCTGTTTCGTTAACCTGTTGAATTACTTGGTTAATTTGGTTCAGCAGCATCCCAGCCGCTGCGACAGATTCGATCACCATAGGACTGACCTCACATAAATTGCGGTAAAGCTACAGCTACAACGACTGTGACGTAGACCCCCCAAATCATCATTTCAAGCCGGTCAAACCGCTTTTCACCCGATTGTAGACGCTTTTCGATAGCTTCGTAGCGCACGGTACACTCTCGCTCATGCGCTTCAATTTGCGCTATGGCTTTCTCAGTGGGTGTCACTGAACCGCTACTTCTGCTTCTGACTCTTCATCTTCCGCAGGCTTAACTGCATTGATGATAGCGTCACCGTAAGCATTCAATACAACTTGACGCTCGTTGATCTGCATTTGCAAACGTGCAATTTCTTGCCGTATTTCAGCAACACGCGCAACGTGCATCTGGGTCTCAACGGTCAGGTCTGACACGTTATGCTCTTCGTCGTTAATGACAATCTTTTGTTCTTCGCTCATTACCAAGGTACTCCGTTAGCCGTGGCTGGTGTAATTTGTCCGTCGATATTTGCTTGCAGTCCTGCTTCGACAGTATCTTTACCAACGTCAGCCTGCACCCAGCCGATCACATCAGCTTCGGTCAAATCGTCGTAAGCGATATAGTCTGACGCCGTGGGATCAGGCGTGAAGCCACAAGTGCCATATGAAGATGCTGAGTAAGTTACGTCACCTACAGTTTCTTCTTCTGTTACTCGCCAGTGTGCAACGATTACGCCGCCGTCAGCGATAACGTGTTCGCATGTGGGAATAGTCCAATTGAATGTAGCCATTTTACTTCTCCAGTTAAATTGCTGAGATGATGAAGGCGAGTAAGTTTTCATAACAGATACCAAGGCGGGT